GTGTTAGGTCAACTGTCTCCCGAGACTAACAAACGGGATGCAAAATATGTGGAAGGTGCTGAACCAGGTATGATATTTAATACCGTGACTAAGCAACTCTACGACGGTGAAGAAGGAGTCAGCGTAATACCATGTTATTACAAACGTGAGTACGTTGAATGGTCTGATCGTGGTGAGGGCACAAGTGCTCCTATCGCGATACACTCTGTCGATAGCGGCATAATTAAAGAGGCAACTCGTGATGCAAGTTATAAAGATAGATTACCAAATGGTAATTATCTAGAGAACACAGCATCATACTTTGTGCTGTTGGAGTCAGGTGAGGCTGCTTTGATTTCTATGAAATCTACACAACTAAAAGTGAGTAGGTCATGGAACTCTATGATGAACAGTATCAAACTTAAAGGTAAGAATGGTATGTTCACTCCAGCTATGTGCAGTCACGTGTACAAACTAAAGACAGTGCAACAATCAAATGACAAGGGAACTTGGTTTGGTTGGAACATTGAAAAGGTTGGTCCTGTTCAAGACAAAGGTCTATACGAGCAGGCAAAAAGTTTTGCTGTAAGCGCTAATAAAGGTGACGTTACTGCAAAACATGGTGAAGAAGATACCAAGTCTAAAGACGCGGTACCATTTTAATCATGAAAGAGACGCGTAAATACTCCCCCCCTTACGCGTCTCTGACTTTTGACGAGGTGTGGCTAGCCGAAGATGAGCTATGGGATATAAGTTTAAAGGAGTCTAAGAAACAGAAAGAAGAGAGGATTAAAAAATTAAATGAACAGAATTTGTCCGACATGCAAAAAACAGTTCGAGATAACGAAGTGGCAGAAAAGTAAAATATATTGCAACGACATTTGCAAGCCTACGTTTAGACCAAACAGAGGCAAACCAAAAACAGGGAGGCCACGAAAGAGTGAAGTTTAAAAAGATATTTGAAGGCAACAACAGTGCGTATGGTCAGCTGATATTATCAGGAGCGACAAACGACAAAGGCAAAGCAGACGGTAAGGCTTTTATAAAAAGACAACCAGTCACTGATAATCTTTGGGAGGATCACCTAGCTGGTAAAGATCCTGCTCTGGGTGTTATACCCATAAACGAGGACAATATGTGTAAGTGGGGTTGTATCGATGTAGATGTTTATAATGTCGATCACTTAGTTTTAATGAGAAACATAAAAGGTTTTAGTTTTCCATTAGTCACATTTAGATCTAAGTCTGGTGGCGCACATCTATTTTTATTTGCTAAAGAGTTTATTCCTGCATCACTGATGCAGTCAAAACTCAAAGCAATGGCAGATGCTTTGGGTTATGCAGGTAGTGAGATATTTCCGAAACAAACTGAAATATTAGTTGAGCGTGGAGACACAGGTAATTTTTTAAATTTACCGTATCACGGTGGTGTGCGTGGTTTGAGATACGCGATCAAGGCTGGCGGTGAGGCTGCTAGTTTAGAATCATTCTATTCTATATACGACGAATGGGCACAGACAAGAGAAGAGATAGAACAAATAACTGTAAAAGAAACAAAAGTAGAAGAGGCGTTTGAGCAAGGGCCACCTTGCTTAAACAGACTAGCGACAGAGGGCTTTGGTGAGGGGTCAAGAAATAATTCATTATTTAACATAGCTGTATATTGCAAGAAAGCGTTTGAAGATTGGGAGAACCAGGTTGGACAATACAATCAAAAATATATGGACCCACCACTAAGTTATCAAGAGGTGCAGCTGGTAATTAAGTCTGTCACTAAAAAAGGTTACGACAAATATAGGTGTAAAGAACAACCAATATGTGGTGTGTGTAACGCTGCAAAGTGTAGAACAAAAAAGTTTGGTGTTGGTTTTGAAGAGGAGCAGATGCCAGAGTTAGATACACTTACAAAAATAACATCTAATCCACCGCAGTGGTTTTTAAATGTTGGAGGCAAACGTGTAGAGTTAAAAACAGAACAACTACACAATCCTAATTTGTTTGCGATAGCAGTATTAGATCAAGCAAACGTGGTATCACCTATACCGAAAGCACAAGACTGGAGAGAAGTTTATTTAAAAACTTTGATGCAAAACTTACAAGAGATAGAACCACTCGAGTCATTAGATCCAATAAACCAGATAGTAAATTTATTGTATGACTTTACAGTCAACAGACCTGCTGCAAGAACAAAAGAAGATATGCTCAACAAGATGTCCTGGACTGATGAGGGTTTCACATATTTTAGAATGGATGACTTTTATTCTTTTTGCAAACGAAACAATTGGGAGATGGATAAAATTAAAACAGGTAATTTGATAAAAACACTTAAAGATATTTTTGAAGACGAGATTAGAATGACTCTAAAGAACCAGACACCAAGAGTTATAAAGATAAAAGCGATGAGAAAAACAAAACCAGAGATAAGCCAAGAGAAATATCAGGAGACGCCGTTCTAATGAAAACAATAATACTAGGACCACCAGGCACAGGCAAGACAACAACGCTACTAGATTTAGTGGACGACTTCTTGCGATCAGGCACAGATATAAAAAAGATAGGATACTTTTCTTTTACAAAGAAAGCTGCATGGGAGGCAACACGTAGAGCAGAAGAAAAGTTTATGTTAGACTACAAAGACATACCATACTTTAGAACACTACACTCACTGGCATTTAGAATGTTAGGTGCAAAGAAAGAAACTGTAATGGATCATGCAGACTACAGAGACTTTGGTTTGAAATGTGGCATACCAATCAAGACAGCTTGGTACCAAGATGGCGATGGCACGTTTAATTCTGACAATGAGTATCTACGTTTGATAAACAAGGCACGAGTTTTAGAGATGCCTGTCTTGGATCTGTACGACAGAAACGAGCACAGTATGGACATAGAGCGAGATCTATTATATCTTTTAGATCAAGAACTTAAACGATACAAAGAAGAAAAAGGACTTATCGACTACAATGACATGGTTATTAAATTTACGGAACAAAACATATCACCGTCTTTCGATGTACTATTTATCGATGAGGCGCAAGATCTCTCTCCACTACAATGGAGAATGGTTAGAACGTTATGGAGCAAAGCCGACAAGACATATATTGCCGGCGATGATGACCAGGCTATTTTTAAATGGGCTGGTGCTGATGTTGATACTTTTATTGCACTTAAAGAAGAAGTAGATTACGTCGACACATTAAATCAATCTTACAGAATACCTGGTGGACCGATACATGAATTGTCACAACGGATAATTAGAAATGTTTCCAACAGATACGACAAAGATTATTTACCAAGACAAGAGATGGGTGATCTTACGAGATACTCTGACGTCACACAGGTAGACATGTCACAAGGTGAGTGGTTAGTGTTGTCAACTGCCAATCACTTTTTAGATAACATAAAAGATTTATGTGAACTACAAGGTTGGTACTACTCACACAAAACAAAAAACTCTGTCAAACTAGATTTACTTCTTGCAATACAAACGTGGGAGAGATGGAGAAACGGTGAACAATTATTACCGGTCGCATCAATAAAAAATATTTATTCTTATCTTGGAGCAAACGTAACCAAAGGTTATCAAAAAGGTAAAACGATGGACGATAACGAAGAGGGTTATTACATTGAAGAGTGTCTCGAGAACCACGGATTACAAACACAAGACGTTTGGTACAAAGCGTTTGCAGGTTTGGATACAAACACAGAAAATTATATTCGTAATATGTTAGCCAACAAAGAAAGCTTTAAACAAAACCCACGCATAACTTTATCAACAATACACGGAGCGAAGGGAGGTGAAGCTGATAATGTATTACTACTACCTGATATTACTAAGTCTGCTGCTGATCAAAATGACATCAACCCGGACGAGCTACATAGATTATTCTATGTTGCTGTGACACGTGCAAAGAAAGCTTTGCATATATTAGAACCAAGAAACTATGACAGGGCATACATGTTGTGAGATTTCATGAACACATAAAGGGTGACAAAGCAGAATACATAGCTGCAATGTGGTTATGGGATCAAGGATATTTAGTTTGTAGAAACATGTCACAACAAGGACCGGTTGATCTGGTTGCGATAAAAGAACACGAAGTTATACTGATAGATGTAAAATCAGAATGTAGAAGAAAGAGAGACGGATACAAAATAAACAGATCACTCACACCAGTGCAAAAAGTTCTTGGTGTGAATATTTTAAATGTAAATGTAGAAACAGGAGAATGCACCTATGTCTAATCCATACGACAACCAGGTCGGAGGCGACCATTACAAAAAATACCAGATACAGCCTAGCGAATTCATCAATAAAAACAAATTGTTATTTGCTGAAGGATCTGCTATAAAATATATTGTAAGACATCAAGATAAAGGAGGCAAAGAGAGCCTCGAGAAAGCGAAACATTTTATCGATATGATAATCGAAAGGGACTACAGTTGAGGACACTA